AACGTCGGACAGCGTCTCTCTTGGATGCGTCGTTACGGGATGATCGAACGCGACGAGAGGACGGGACTCTGGAGACTGACTCCGGGAGGAGAACGCGTCACGAAGTCGCGTCTCCGCGCCGCCGCGTCGCGGACGCTGGAGGACTTGCCAGAGGAGTCCATGATCGAAGTAATGGCGAACGTCACCCACCGATACCGCTTCGCGGACTCGATGACAGCCGCCCTCCTCCGTCGCGAGTTCCTGTACGGGACCGCGCCGCGTCCTCGATGAGCGCCCCGTTCGCTGTCATCGTCAGACACGGCCCGCGCGAGACGATCGACGTCTTCGGCCCATTCGACGAGGACGAAGCCGACGCGTTCGCCGCGAAGCTCCGGAACGTCTACGAACTAGACGCGTCCGTCGAACTACTCCGAGGCTTCACGGACGACGACGTCGCGAGGCTCCAGCGGTGACGCCGTACGAAGTCGTCTTCGGAACGTGCTTCTCCTGTCGTCGTCCGTTCACGTTCAACCCGTACCTAGTCCCGTCCATCCCGATCGACCCGGAGACGGGACGTCCTCCGGATATGGGCGGGGACGCGTCGCGCGCGCGGCGCGAACCCGTCTGTCCGGACTGCATCGGACGCGCGAACGCGATCCGACGAGCTGACGGACGTCCGCTGATCGACGTCCTCCCCGGCGCGTACGAGCCGCGCGACGTCGGGATTTAGCGGCGACGACGTCTCGTCGAGGGCTTCCGGCGCGTCTTCGCGCGCGTCTTCCTGGACGCCTTCAGCGGTCCCCGTTTATGGACGACGGCGTTCACGCGTCCGGACGTCCCGCGCGTCGTCTTCCTGGCCGCGTACGACTTCGCCGCGCGGTGCACCTTCACGCGTTCGCGTTCGCTGATCCCCGCGCGTTTCGCCTGGGCCTTCGTCGGGACGGGATAGCGCCAGTTTGAGCGCGGTCCGGAGTGGTAGACGAACGCGGACGGCGGGAGTTTCTTCCTCTGGGCGGCTGTCAGAGCCATAACGCGTGATCCGCTGGAGGACGGCGACTCGACGTCGCTTCGAGAGGAATCGACCGCTACCGCCGAGCCGCCGCGCGTCCAGTGACGGCCCGATTATGCCTGTCCGTCAGCGGACGAGTCGAGAGTCCCCGACGACCCAGAACGCGACGGACTCGTCCGCGCGTTCGTTCTCGCGCATCCAGTCCCACGCCTTCGCCTCATAGATGGGATCGAGGTCGAAGCCGGGGACGACGACCGCGCGGACGTGTCGCGCGTACGGGATGCCCTCGATGGAGTGCCACTCGTAGGACGCGCCGTCTGTCATCCGGTCGATCGCGTCCCGTCTGTCGTATCCCGCGACTTGGACAGCGACGATCGTCGCGTTAGGCGCAAACTGGCGCGCGCCGAGGATCACTCCCGCCGCTGTCACTCCCGCGCCCACGGCGACGACGATCCGTTCCACGGACTCCGGGACGTTCTCGACTTGCGCGGCGGTGGAGCCGAGGATCGCGTCCGGATCGTCTTCGAGGTTTATCCCGAATCGGACGATGTATCCCGCGCCGTCGTTCTCCTCCCTCCAGCGCGCGGCGGCGTGGGCGAGCGTCGTTTCGTACGCGAGCTTCGCGGACGCGTCGAGTTCCGCGCCGAGTTCGACAGCGCGTCGCAGCATCGCGTGTCGGGACAGCGCGCCCTCCCGCGTCGTCGCCCCGACGAACAGGACGACGCGGAAGCCAAGCTCGAGCGCGGCGCGCGCGATGATTAGCCCCTGCGGGGAGTGGACTCCCGTCGCGGTGAGGACGACTCCCCCGAAGTCCTCGCGTATCCGGGACGCGTTCCTCCGGAGGAGTGCCCTCGCCTGTCGGACCTTCCCTCCGGACAGCGGGACGTCCGCGTACGGCTGGAACAGGTCGTCCCGCTTGTACCAGCATCCGAAACGCTGAAACGGCGTCAGCTCGTCGTCCTCGACGACGCGTCGCGGGACGCGCGGTCGGGAGCGGGGACGAGTGTCGATTCCTGTCTTCTTCACGGACAACCCGGAAACCGTGTCAAGAGATTTTTACAACCGCGCAGCCATGAGGCGGTCCCGGCGAAAGTCCCTGGACGTGTCGTCAGATTTGTAAAGACGCGGAACCCCTCTCGATAAAATACGGAGTGAACGTGAACGTAAATCGACTTCGAGAGGAGACAGAATGATCCGCACCAGCCCCGTCAGATTCACGGCGGACAGCATCGGACTCGTCGCTGCCGACGATCCGTTTCGATTCGTTCCGCCCGTCGTCCGCGAGGGCGACACCGGGGAACTACTCGTCGAGGCGACGGACGGCGACGACTTCCCGTTCACCGTCCCGGACGGATGGGTGATCGTCCGCGTGGACGTCCCGTTCGAGCATCCGATCTTCGGACGTCTGGACGCCCTGTACGCGCCCGTCCATCCGTCGATGATCGAAGTCGTCCGATGACACGCGACGACGAACTCCGCGCGGCGAACGAGGCGCTGAATCGCGTCGCCGCGACGTTCCTCGGATCGAGGACGAAGACGAAGACGCGCGCGAAGCCGCATCGCTGCCTCGGATGCGGACGCGTGACGCGTCACGTCTTCTGCCCGAAGACGTACGACGCCTGCCGCGCCCTCTATCGGGAGCGGACGGAACGATGAACGCGTACGCGCTCGCCGCCGCGACGCTTCTCCGAGAGGAAGACGTCCGCGTCCGCGCGACGCGATCGTCCACGACGGGCGTCGCCCATCGGGACGGGACGATCACGGTCCCCGACGCGCGCGGTCCTATCTCGTTCGGCGTCTTCGCCCATGAAGTCGGACACGTCGTCCGCGATCACGTCCGGAAGGGCGACAGGACGCCGCGCTGGATCGAGGAAGTCGAGGCGTGGGAATACGCGCTGTTCCAGATGACGCGGTTCGGACTCGCGGGATATGACCGCGTCTACGTCCGCGCTGCCCAGTGTCTCGCGTACTCGTTCTCGAAAGCGATCCGGCGCGGAGTCGATGCGGACGCGATCCGCGATCGCTTCCCGTCCTGGTACTCCGACGCGCTGACGCACGATCGCTACGGACGACTTCGCGCGCTGACGTCGTGACGGACGATCCCTCGTCCGGGTGATCCCCGCGCGCGTCTCGCGCCGTAGGCTCCGCGCGGGGAGAGCGGAGCGGGGACGTCCGGGGGAGAGGGGCTGCGGCCAGCCCATCGGGGACCGGACGTCCCGCTCCTGGACGCGCGTCGTCCTTCGAGCGTACGTCAGAACGTGACGAGTCCGCGACTGCGCGTGTCGATCTGATCGTCTCCCGCCGTCAGCGCGTCCGCGCGCGCCTCGTACGCGAGGACAGCCGCAACCGCCGCGTCGATCTTCTCCTCCGACGCCGGACGGGACTTCGTCAGCCAGTAGCCGCCGCGCGCCTCTCTGATCTGGGCGTTTAGGACGTGACGCGAGAGGACGTCGTCGCCGTCGTGGACGAGCTTCCCCGCGACGAGGTCCGTCCGGAAGCGTTCCGTCGCGCCCTGCATCCGAGAACGATTCGTCGGATACCGCATCACGGCGCGATCCCCGTACTCCCGCGCCCAGCCGTCTATCTCTGTCTGCCAGAGAGGAGGATCGAAGTAGCCACGCACGACTGCGTAACGCTCCATTGCGTCAGCGATCGCGGCGTCCACTTCTCCCGCCGGGACTTCCCACTCGACGCGCGCGTTCAGCGGCGGTTCCCAGACGCGGACGGGAGACAGGAGTCCGTCCGAGACGCGACACGCGACGATCGCCGTCGCGTCTCCGAGACGCGACCCGTCGAATCCGATCGTGACGAGTTCCCCGTCCTCGATCGTCTCTCCCGTCAGCTCGCAGGCCCGCCAGTCGTCCGCTGACAGCCAGAACGCCTCCGCTCCTGTCCAGATACCGCAGGCGAACCGCGCCCACTGCCAGGAGAGCATGGACGGGGAGTCGTGACGTCGCTGGAGTTCGTCGAGGGTCTGCCAGGACGCGGGGTTCGCCTTCTTCACGGTCCGGACGTCGTCCACGTCATCGTCCGGATCGAGACTCCATTCATGGAGGACGAACGATCCGTCCGTACTCGCCGCGTACAGATGCTTCCCGCGTCGTCGCTGGACGGGGAGGTTCCGAGCTGCCGCGCGCATGAGGCCCAGCGGGGACGATTCGTGATCGCCCGCGACGCTGATCGCCACCATTTGTCCTCCGCGCGGTCCGAGTCCGTCCCGGAAGATTCCGTACAGGCCCGCCGAACGATGACGTCCGAGTTCGTCTACGAGCGCGAGCGTCGGGATCACTCCGTCCGCCGTGTCCACGTCAGCGGCGAGGACGCGAACGCGTCCCGCATGATGACGCGATCGAATCTCGCGATACCCCGCCTTCACGATGACGTGCTTCCGGAGGGCTTCCGATCGACGGACGAAGCCCGCCGCCTGATCGAACATGATCCCCGCCTGATCGCGCGACGTCGCGCCGATTACGCACTCCGCGTCCGGAGTCCGCATCAGGTGGAACAGCGCGAGCGCGGCGAACAGCGTCGTCTTCCCGTTCTTCTTCGAGAGGAGGATCAGCGTCTCCGTCGCGCCCGCGAAGTAATCGGACAGCATCCGTCGCTGGAACGGCTCCAGGATCATCGGCGCGCCCGTCTCCAGCGTCAGCGCGGAACAGAACTCCGCGAATCGCCGGACGTCAGCGCGCGCGCGAGTTGCGACGCTGGGCAAGCTCGACGACCTCCGCGAACGGATCGACGTCCTCGACGACGACGTCCTCCGGGATCGCCTCCTGTCGCTGCGGCGCGGACGGACGTCCCCAGCGTTCCGGATAGCTGCGCTCGAGGAGCCACGCTGCCGCCTGCCAGGACTCGCGCGCCGCTGTCGCGATCTGGGTCACGTTCCGGACTTCGCCCTCCGCGCGCGCCTGCTCGACGCGATCGCGGAAGTCCCGGAACGGCGCGTCCTCCACGCGCGCGGAGAGTCCGCGATTCATCCACTCCGCGAACGTCCTCCGGCTGATCCCGACAGCGGACGCCGCAACCCCGATGTAGTTCCCCGCGCGAAGCATCGCGACGAACGAGTCCGCGAC